TTGTGCAGCGAAATACGCCGGGCGTGGAACCAAAGTAGGGGCTCTGCGGGGGCGCGCACGCTGGCTGAAATGCTGACCCAAAACGGCGTCCCGATGAGCCGTTACCGTGCCGGGCGTCTGATGAAATATCTGAACCTGAGCAGTTGTCAGCCCGGAAAACATCAGTACAAAAATGCTCGTCAGGAACATACCTGTCTGCCGAATCTGCTTGAGCGCCAGTTCGCTGTGCCCGAGCCAGATAGGGTATGGTGCGGAGATATTACGTATATCTGGGCAGGAAATCGCTGGTGCTATCTGGCGGTCGTCATGGATCTTTTTGCCCGCAGGGTTATCGGCTGGAGCCTGTCAGCGAATGCCGATACTGCCCTGATAAGCAGTGCCCTGCGGATGGCGTATGAGGTGCGTGGTCAGCCGCGGGACGTCATGTTCCATAGCGACCAGGGAAGTCAATATACAGGACTGAAATATCAACAACTTCTCTGGCGTTACAGGATAAAGCAAAGTGTCAGCCGACGGGGAAACTGCTGGGATAACAGTCCAATGGAACGCTTCTTCCGCAGTCTGAAAACAGAATGGGTGCCAACCGATGGCTACACAGGCAAAGACGTGGCCCGGCAGCAAATCAGCAGTTATATTCTGAATTATTACAATAGCGTCAGGCCTCACCATTATAACGGAGGGCTGACGCCGGAAGAGTCAGAGAACAGATACCATTTTTACTGTAAAACCGTGGCCAGTATTACTTGACCACTACACAATGCAGGCTTGCCGTGTTGTGAGGTAAGGAGATTTTGGCTTGGTTGGATCTTTACGTGTTGCCTGTAGGCGGCCTGTTCGTATCCAGTTGGTGGCGGTTGGTCTGGATATCTTAAGAAACTGACAGGCCTCATCGAGTGTGAGGCTGTATGATTCCATGGTTACCTCTGCTTTTTGAACGCATGTCACGTAACTTCTTAATGTGTTCTGCCGTTTCGATCTCTTCTGCTATCCGATCTGCATCAGCTTTATTCACAGGTTCAAAGTCATGATTAAAGCGGAACATGCTGGCGATACATGTTCTGCCTTTTCGGATGTAGTGAACTTTGTTGTGGGTAGAACGCAGGATTTTGCAGGGAGTGCCGTGGTGGTCGACGTACCAGGTGTTAGGAAAAATGATTCTGAACATTTTTACACCTCAGTTGGACGATGTTGAAATTTGCTGCTTTGAGGCCATCACAGTCCCCATTGTTTGTTCTTAAGTTCGATCTCCTCCTGGCAACTTGCACAAGTCCGACAACCCTGAACAGCCAGGCGTCTTCGCTCATCTATCGGATCGCCACACTCACAACAATGAGTTGCGGATACAGTCTGGTAGTTCTGACGACGCATTTTTATTGCTGTATTGCGCTGTAATTCTTCGATTTCTGATGCTGAATCAATGATGTCTGCCATCTTCCATTAATCCCTGAATTGTTGGTTAATACGCTTGAGGATGAATGCGAACAATAAAAAAGGAGCCTGTAGCTCCCTGATGATTTTGCTTTTCATGTTCACCGTTCCTTAAAGACGCCGTTTAACATGCCGATCGCCAGGCTTAAATGAGTCGGTGTGAATCCCATCAGCGTTACCGTTTCGCGGTGCTTCTTAAGTACGCTACGGCAAATGTCATCGACGTTTTTATCCGGAAACTGCTGTCTGGCTTTTTTGATTTCAGAATTAGCCTGACGGGCAATGCTGCGAAGGGCGTTTTCCTGCTGAGGTGTCATTGAACAAGTCCCATATCGGCAAGCATAAGCACACAGAATATGAAGCCCGCTGCCAGAAAAATGCATTCCGTGGTTGTCATGCAGCCTCCCGACGGGCAAGAATCCTTGAGCCGAACGCCATCAACTCTCCACGATCAACGGTCGTAAAGTGGCAGTGTGTACGGGGGTATGGGTGCCAGATAATGAGCATCGAGCCTTTATTATTTCCACTGACGGGTTTCTCAGTGAGTGGGTTAATAAATGCCAGTCGTCCTGCCGTGATGAATCTGACCTCACTGGCGGTTTGTATCGCTTCATGAAACCATCCGACAGATGTGTCAGCAGGCAATAACATTACACATCCCACACTACTGAATTTGTTTTCAGTGGCTGCCTTTTTCACAAAAGGGGAAATATTGCTGTATGGTGGATTCAACCAGACATAACCAGAGGCATATCCCATTGCTTCAGGCCATGAAGTGGTTAATGTGTTCTGCTCCTGTGAGATAAAAAGCCGACATAGTCGGTTTTTTTCGCTGGCGGCAGCATCAAGTTGAAAAACGAACTCTGCATTAAGCGCAGCAAAAATCTCTGGTGGTGTGCGCCAGCTGTCGCGATGTTCGGCAGGAGTATTGCTTCCGGTGAAATCAGTCATACAGCCCCCGTTTATTATTTATCGCCTCAGCCAGCCGCTGTGCTTTCAGTGGATTTCTGATAACAGAAAGGCCGGGAAATACCCAGCCTCGCTTTGTAACGGAGTAGATGAAAGTGATCGCGCCTACCCGGATATTATCGTGAGGATGCTTCATCGCCATTGCTCCCCAAATACAAAACCAATTTCAGCCAGTGCCACGTCCATTTTTTCGATGAACTCCGGCACCATCTCGTCAAAATTCGCCATGTACTTTTCATTCCGCTCAATCACGACATAATGCAGGCCTTCACGCTTCATACGCGGGTCATAGTTGGCAAAGTACCAGGCATCTTTTCGCGTCACCCACATGCTGTACTGCACCTGGGCCATGTAAGCCGATTTTATGGCCTCGAAACCACCGAGCCGGAACTTCATGAAATCCCGGGAGGTAAACGGGCATTTCAGTTCAAGGCCGTTGCCGTCACTGCATAAACCATCGGGAGAGCAGGCGGTGCGCATACTTTCGTCGCGATAGATGATCGGGGATTCAGTAACATTCACGCCGGAAGTGAATTCAAACAGGGTTCTGGCGTCGTTCTCGTACTGTTTTCCCCAGGCCAGCGCCTTAGCATTAACTTCCGGAGCCACACCGGTGCAAACCTCAGCCAGCAGGGTGTGGAAGTAGGACATTTTCATGTCAGGCCACTTCTTTCCTGAGCGGGGCTTTGCTATCACGTTGTGAACTTCTGAAGCGGTGATGACGCCGAGCCGTAATTTGTGCCATGCATCATCCCCCTGTTCGACAGCTCTCACGTCGATCCCGGTACGCTGCAGGATAATGTCCGGTGTCATGCTGCCACCTTCTGCTCAGTGGCTTTCTGTTTCAGGAATCCAAGAGCTTTCACTGCTTCGGCCTGTGTCAGTTCTGACGATGCGCGAATGTCGCGGCGAAATATCTGGGAACAGAGCGGCAATAAGTCGTCATCCCATGTTTTATCCAGGGCGATCAGCAGAGTGTTAATCTCCTGCATGGTTTCATCGTTAACCGGAGTGATGTCGCGTTCTGGCTGACGTTCTGCAGTGTATGCAGTATTTTCGACAATGCGCTCGGCTTCATCCTTGTCATAGATACCAGCAAATCCGAAGGCCAGACGGGCACACTGAATCATGGCTTTATGCCGTAACATCCGTTTGGGATGCGACTGCCACGGCCCCGTGATTTCTCTGCCTTCGCGAGTTTTGAATGGTTCGCGGCGGCATTCATCCATCCATTCGGTAACGCAGATCGGATGATTACGGTCCTTGCGGTAAATCCGGCATGTACAGGATTCATTGTCCTGCTCAAAGTCCATGCCATCAAACTGCTGGTTTTCATTGATGATGCGGGACCAGCCATCAACGCCCACCACCGGAACGATGCCGTTCTGCTTATCAGGGAAGGCGTAAATTTCTTTCGTCCACGGATTAAGGCCGTACTGGTTGGCGACGATCAACAATGCGATGAACTGCGCATCGCTGGCATCACCTTTAAATGCCGTCTGGCGAAGAGTGGTGATCAGTTCCTGTGGGTCGACAGAATCCATGCCGACACGTTCAGCCAGCTTCCCTGCCAGCGTTGCGAGTGCTGTACTCATCCGTTTTATACCTCTGAATCAATATCAACCTGGTGGTGAGCAATGGTTTCAACCATGTACTGGATGTGTTCTGCCATGCGCTCCTGAAACTCAACATCGTCATCAAACGCACGGGTAATGGCTTTTTTGCTGGCCCCGTGGCGTTGCAAATGATCGATGCATAGCGATTCAAACAGGTGCTGGGGCAGGCCTTTTTCCATGTCGTCTGCCAGTTCTGCCTCTTTCTCTTCACGGGCGATCTGCTGGTAGTGACGCGCCCAGCTCTGAGCCTCAAGACGATCCTGAATGTAATAAGCGTTCATGGCTGACCTCCTGAAAATGGCTGTGAAAATATCGCCCGCGAAATGCCAGGCTGATTAGGAAAACAGGAAAGGGGATTAGTGATTCAGGCCGTTACCGCGTCCGTCGAGAAAAACTTCCACGAGCAAATCACGGGTATAAGTGCGCTCGATGCCGCGATGCAGATAAAGCCGTCCGCGTAAATTAGCTGATGCAGTCCAGGTACCATCTTTGTGTTTGACCAGCATTCCTGGCATGACCGCACCTCGATTAACGGTCTGCGTTCCATAATGTTGATGAACCATAAAAACTCCTGCCCGTAAGCTGGGCTGCTGAACATATAGAGACTTCTGCGCGTATTCAGGCGGTGGATGGCCGCCGGTTGTCATAACTAAGCCGCCTCGTTGAAGCGACTAAGGTATGAAATGTTGAGTTAATTTCAGCTGGTCACACCGACGTTCACGCGTCCGTTTCACCCCTCGCACTCCCCGAAGCCTGCTGAAATTCAAACTGCGGATCTAAGCGGTCATCGCAACGGTGAATCAGGTAGTTGCCGTATCGTTGTGTTGTTGCGATGAACTTATTTAAAACTATAGTTGTTTTATCGTCAACAACAAAAGTTGTTTTATTGGTTGCTTTAGATATAACTGGTTGTATTTAGGATGGATTTATTTTGTGACTTGAATCGCATAGCGATAACTGAAGCGAGGTTATGGTGGTTTTTTTAACGGTGTGTGTGATGAGGGGAGGGCAAAAGAAAACCCGGCACGGTGACCGGGATTCTTACGCCGTTAGGTAAAGATATTATTGCGGTGGCTTAATATTACTACCTAGAGCAAAGATAGGAATTAGTTCTTTACTGAATGAGCACAATGCCCAGTTGATAATTTTTAATTGGTACTACCCATGCTTCCTATATGTCTGCGGCATGCTCCCAATAACCTTACCGAAGATGAACACCCGGTTCATCTCGTCTTTCTCGATCGGGTCCCACGGTGAGTAGCTTTTGTTATCAGAGATGACCAGCAGCTTATCCTTCATCATTTGCAGGCGCTTTACATGGGCTGTGTCGTCGTACAGAAACGCATAGATACCATCACCGTCGAAAGATTTAACTGTGATATCAACGAACAGCAGATCACCTGGTTCGATCGTTCCTGACATGCTGTCACCACGCACGTTAATGATGCGGATATTTTCCGCCTTCCTACCATCGAACATGTGACGAGCATCGTCAAACGAGTACTCAACCGAGCGTAGAACTTCTACAAACTCACGGTTGATGACTCCCGGCCCAGCACTGACTTCTATATCAAGAACGTCAATCTTGAAGTATTTGGAATGGCTGACAGTTGATTGTATTGGTTGCACTGTACTGTCTGACATATTTCCAACGCCAGAAGATAACCATTCTGCGCGCACACCCAAAGCGTTCGCGATCTCCACGATTTTAGTTGTTTGATTAGCTTTCCCTGTTTCGATTTTCTGAATAGCAGCCTGGCTAACCCCGACCAAATCCCCAAGCGCCTTTTGTGTAAGGCCTCGCGCTAATCTGGCTTCTTTAAGTCTTTCTGAGAGTGTTGTTTTCATAGTCCAAATGTACAACCAAGGTTTTATTCCATCAAACGAAAATGGTTGTTGACTAAAAACAACCATGGTTTTAATCTTGATTCAAATTAACCACGGAGGTTGTTATGAACCCAGCTATCAAAACAGCGATCAATATCGTTGGTTCACAAAAGAAACTGGGCGCTGCTTGCGAAGTTTCACAGCAGGCCGTCTATAAGTGGCTTCACAACAAAGCAAAGGTATCCCCTGAACATGTCGGCAGCATTGTTACGGCTACTGGTGGAGTAGTGAAGGCATACCAGATTCGCCCGGATCTTCCGAAGTTGTTTCCACACACCGAAAAGAACGCAGCTTAAATTTCCATTTCACGCTCTTTAACAATAAGCAATCAACTTAACAGTCAATTCAAACTAAAGGAGCAATTATGCAACCACTTACATACCAACAGACTAGCGGATTTAGCCCGACTGCGGTGATAAATCGTTCTCAAACAAAACAGGTGCCAGGCCACGAAAAAATCCGTGATGCCGTCCGCGCCTGGTCGGCTGTAGATAATCAGGATGTCGTTGCCACACTCATTGTGAATGAGTATCGGGAGCAGGGCGGCGGCACCATCGATTTCCCTGATGATGTCAGCCGTGCACGCCAGAAGCTGTTCCGCTTCCTCGATAACAAATTCGATTCTGAAAAATACCGAAATAACGTGCGTGAACTGACCCCGGCAATTCTGGCGGTACTACCGCTGGAATATCGCGGTTACCTGGTTGAGCAGGATAGCTTCATGGCTAGGTTGGCTGAAATGGAAAAGGAACTCAGTGAGGCAAAACAGGCTGTCATTCTCAACGCACCACGCCACCAGAAACTGAAGGAAATTAGTGAAGGTATTGTGTCGATGTTTCGTGTGGACCCAGATCTGGCTGGTCCATTGATGGCGATGGTTACTACCATGCTGGGGGCGATATGACAGGTTCAGAAATGGCGAAAGCCGGTCTGCTGGAACAGAACCGACTTTCAGGTGCAAATCGTAACACACTCATTGCGGGAGGAATTATGGCAAACACTGCTGAGATATTCAATTTTCCAGTGCCGGATGCGGCACAAAAGGAGCCGCGCGTGGCAGATCTCGATGATGGTTATACGCGCATTGCAAATGAGTTGCTGGAAGCTGTGATGCTGGCCGGATTAACACAGCACCAGCTTCTGGTCTTTCTGGCTGTCATGCGCAAAACATATGGCTTTAATAAAAAACTGGATTGGGTTAGCAACGAGCAACTTTCCGAATTAACCGGGATATTGCCGCACAAGTGTTCTGCTGCAAAAAGTGTTCTGGTAAAGCGTGGGATTTTTATTCAGAGCGGGCGGAATACCGGCATTAATAATGTGGTCAGTGAATGGTCAACATTACCCGAATCAGGTAAGAAAAATAAAGTTTACCTGAAAGAGGTAAATTTACCTGAATCAGGTAAAAAAAGTTTACCCAAATCAGGTAAAGGCGTTTACCCGAATCAGGTAAACACAAAAGACAAACTAACAAAAGACAATATAAAACCTTTTTCGTCCGAGAATTCTGGCGAATCCTCTGACCAACCAGAAAACGATCTTCCTGTGGTGAAACCGGATGCTGCAATTCAGAGCGGCAGCAAGTGGGGGACAGCAGAAGACCTGACCGCCGCAGAGTGGATGTTTGACATGGTGAAGACCATCGCGCCATCAGCCAGAAAACCGAATTTTGCAGGGTGGGCTAACGATATCCGCCTGATGCGTGAACGTGACGGACGTAACCACCGCGACATGTGCGTGCTGTTCCGCTGGGCATGCCAGGACAACTTCTGGTCCGGTAACGTGCTAAGTCCGGCCAAACTCCGCGACAAGTGGACCCAGCTCGAAATCAACCGAAACAAGCAACAGGCTGGCGTGACAGCCGGCAAACCAAAACTCGACCTGACGAACACTGACTGGATTTACGGGGTGGAGCTATGAAAAACATCGCCGCACAGATGGTTAACTTTGACTGTGAGCAGATGCGCCGGATCGCCAACAACATGCCGGAACAGTACGACGAAAAGCCACAGGTACAGCAGGTAGCGCAGATCATCAACGGTGTGTTAAGCCAGTTACTGGCAACTTTCCCGGCGAGCCTGGCTAACCGTGACCAGAATGAACTGAACGAAATCCGCCGCCAGTGGGTTCTGGCTTTCCGGGAAAACGGGATCACCACAATGGAACAGGTTAACGCTGGAATGCGCGTAGCCCGTCGGCAGAATCGACCATTCCTGCCATCACCCGGGCAGTTTGTCGCCTGGTGCCGGGAAGAAGCATCTGTTAACGCCGGGCTGCCAAACGTCAGCGAGCTGGTTGATATGGTTTACGAGTATTGCCGGAAGCGTGGCCTGTATCCGGATGCAGAGTCTTATCCGTGGAAATCGAACGCGCATTACTGGTTGGTTACCAACTTGTACCAGAACATGCGGGCCAATGCGCTGACTGACGCGGAATTACGGCGCAAGGCTGCCGATGAACTGACCTGTATGACAGCGCGAATTAACCGTGGTGAGACGATACCTGAACCAGTAAAACAACTTCCTGTTATGGGCGGTAGACCTCTAAATCGTGCACAGGCTCTGGCGAAGATCGCAGAAATTAAAGCTAAATTCGGACTGAAAGGAGCAAGTGTATGACGGGCAAAGAGGCAATTATTCATTACCTGGGGACGCATAAGAGCTTCTGTGCACAGGACGTTGCCGCGGTAACAGGCGCAACCGTAACCAGCATAAATCAGGCTGCGGCTAAAATGGCGCGGGCAGGAATCCTGGTCGTTGATGGTAAGGTCTGGCGAACGGTGTATTACCGGTTCGCTACCAGAGAAGAACGGGAAGGAAAGGTGAGCACGAATCTGATTTTTAAGGAGTGTCGCCAGAGTGTCGCGATGAAACGGGTATTGAGGGTATATAAAAGAACATCAATGGGAACACAATGATGAAACAGGTGAGTTGAGTTCAAACTGTAGTACAATTCTCTCCAGTTTGAACAGGAAAGAATATGCTATGAACCCTTATATTTATCTTGGTGGTGCAATACTTGCAGAGGTCATTGGTACAACCTTAATGAAGTTTTCAGAAGGTTTTACACGGTTATGGCCATCTGTTGGTACAATTATTTGTTATTGTGCATCATTCTGGTTATTAGCTCAGACGCTGGCTTATATTCCTACAGGGATTGCTTATGCTATCTGGTCAGGAGTCGGTATTGTCCTGATTAGTTTACTGTCATGGGGATTTTTCGGCCAACGGCTGGACCTGCCA